GGGTAATATCGCCACAAGGGCCTCTTACGATTTAAATATAACAAGTCGGTTATTTTCCCCTAACCTAGCGCAAGTTTACGCATAATGAGAAGTTTTTGAGGGCAATGCAGCACTCGGCAAGCGAGCCAAAGGAACCTCGCGTGCGGCCAATCCACAGTCGGCCATGAACGTACATTTAGACAACTTATTGAGCGTGAAGTCGAGGGACGCCGTGTCGATTTTCCGCGTGCGTTTCTCTTCAATATTATTGGTCCAATTTTCGACGATTTTGTGACACACAGCTTTCCGCTGGTCGAATGGGGCCTTAGATTTCATAATGCTTTTGAGGGCACCAAGCATGGGTGCCAACGACGCCGCACGCCTGCCGGTTAAGACCCACTCGCTCTCAAGGAACAAGCGGCCCGCCTGCACAGACGCATTGGCGAAGCTGACAGTAGCCACACAGAGAACTCCAGCCTCAATCAGACGATCGTCTTCATCTGTGTCAGTGACATCCGAGATGAATTGCCAATCTTTCTGAAACTGCTTAGGTGAAGCAGTATAGCTGAAATCCTCATATGGTGCTCCGGTGACACAACCGTTTGTGTTCAGCATTTCTGCCGAACTGGTTGGCACACTCTCAGGATCAGGGATCCACGTCATCATGACAGCCCCCGATTCAGACGTTGCTACCTGGTGCACAAAGTGCGCTTTCAGGCCTTGAAGCTTGAACTTAGAAAACAGGTCAAGCAATGGCGAGATCCAGGTGAACAGTGTCGCGTCGGTAGGATTGATGGGATACAAGTTGTTTACGAAGGCCGCCGGTGTACCTGACGTCGACTGAATCCCCACGAAGTCCACGGCGTGGACGAGGATTGTGTCGGCATCCAATGCCTTGATCACGAATCCGGGGCGTACAAAGTCGGTCCGGGCAAAGGCCACGGGGGCATTGACTGAAGCTATCGTCCCCCCATTGCCCCCAATAAGCTGACCTCCCGGTCGAGCCTGTTTGTAGGGCTTTCTCCCCTGCTTGCGTTGGGCAGGATTGGGTACCTTCCTTTCGCGGAAACCCAGGGTATCGTTGATGAACTTCCTGGGACCCTTGAGCTTGGGATGGAGTTTGGCGATCGCATCCAGTATGTGCGATTTGTGTTTGTTGAGTAGTGGCGCTAACGCCGTTGCTGCTGCTAATGCCATTTTTAAGTTTTTGTAAGTACATGATACAGCGTAATTTTCTCACGACTTGCTCGCATAGGGTGCGACGCCGCTCGCTTTGCTGGGGCCACCAGCTGCTAACCCTAAAGATCTACGTCTGCTTGAGCTCAGTCGGCACGTTGGCATCAGGAACGCCCACGTCGACTTCGAACAGACCGACACAATCATCGAAGCTTAACTTACCATCAGCCTCGAGAGCTTGGATCGTCAACCGCTCCCACAGCTGCAACCATTGTCGCTGTGTGAGGTTGTACCGTTTGTTTATGGTCACCCAAATATCGGGGTGCTCACGTGCATTGCCAGTCGCATTGAATTTGTATTTTTCTTGCAACGGGACAACGGACGGGCCTCCAAAAGCCAACGCAATAGCACGATAGTATGCGGACACTCCGGGCAAGCTAGCAAAGTTGTGGCTCAAAGCACACGCAACCTCGCCAACCCACCGTTTCGGATCAGCAACTTTATTTATGCTACAGAAGGCGCGAGTCAACGTACGCCCAGGTTTGGGCATAAGGACATATGTAGGCGCGTCATTAACGTAGGCAGGGGCAAACCATGCGCTGCAGAACTCAAGTTGAGTTGGATCTTCAACAACCTCGGCTTTGGTTTTGAAGCCAAGGTCGGAATTGGCGGCGTTGCCATAAAGCTCAAACATGCGCGCAACGAATTCGTCAGTGACAGCAGCGAGATCATCTCCAGCCACTAACACTCGCAAAGGGAACTGGCGCAAATTGAAGCATAGCAACGCTCGGCAAAGCTCAACATCTGCCGGAACGCAAGCGGGATCTTGGACAGCACGAATGAGACAACTGCGTGAAAACACATAAACTGCTTTGAGCGCATTCTTCTCAGAGTTGCCTGACGTGGTGTCGCCATGCCCAGAACGGCGGCGCCTCTTCACGAGTGCGCCCATACCTTTCATATAGAGCTTGACGGCCTCACGCTTGGTCTCGAGTGCGCGGCGTTGTGTGTAATACTTCAATTGAACTCGGTTTTGCATCAACTTAACCTCAAACTCCATCGACTCATTCTGGTGAGCATCGAACCGACTTTCATCAGACTTAATGCCAACCACTCGATACGGTGTCAAACCATTGACATCAGAGATGGCCCTCCTCAACCAATCACCAACTTGCTCAGCATTTAAGCCGGGAGCCATTGTTATCAGTCTTAGAGGTTCATCCGGTGGTGGCACGCCCCACTCGGTCTTGAGAAACCGTGAGTGGGCTGCAGTGATAGGCCCGGTTAGAACTTGGAACTCAGGGGTGGTGCCAGAGATGGCTCGAGGGTCAAATTCCTCAACACAAGCGCAATATTGTTTGGAAATATTCTCGCGCTTGGAGAAACCTTTGACGGTGCCAATCTTGGTAAAATCAATCGGACCGCTGGAGACAGAGGCATATGCTTTCCGCAAAACCTCAGTCTTCGCAGCAGTCCAGTTTCCACCAGTGAGCCATTCATTGAATGGGATGGGTGCTAGGAAGTGATCAAATTGCCCTCTATCCCAAGCAGCGAGGCGCCCTTCAAGGCTGTCCGAGCGGGCCCGCGATGGATAGAGGTCGTTGTAGTTGGTCAAATACCAATAGGTGAGACCACGCCAGGCTGTCGCAAACCCGGGGTCAACTTCCATGGTGATTCTATTCCGAATTGCAATTTCAGCATTGCAAGTGCATGAGCGCGCTACAACAGGTGCTAACGCCAGACAGCTGGGACCATATAGGTAATTGCCAGGTGTTGGTTGACAAGCTGCTTCACCGCGGCGGTAGGCACGAAAATGCTCAGCCACCGGGGCTAGTTGCTTGCCAGCGAAGCACAAAGATGTTTGAACGACTTGGCCCACGCGGGCTGGTGTTGGCGATTTCACCAGCCGCCACAATTTGCTCCAATAATGTTTGCGTGCTTCATTTCCCATGAGCACCACATAAAGGGAGTACAAACCAATGGCGAAAGCCAAGGACACACGCGAACTGGTATACAACCGTGTTTCTAAAGCGGTTATGCTGAAAACACCAGCAGCGTAGAAAGTCCAACTGAATGGCAGAAACATAATTACAAGCCAAACGATGAACAAGAACGTCCACGAAAGGAGAGATCCAGCCAAAAACACATACATGGGGAGCACTATGCACCAAAACCACAAATCAATAGCGTTGCGAGGCCAACGCCACTCCAGCAGCGAATTGAGCGTGCTGAATTTGTGGGCTTGTTGCCAGATTTCACCCATGGCCGCAATTTCATTGTGGACAGTGAGTTTGAATCCTAAATTGGTGGCCGCCATCAACCCAAGGGCTGTGGCTCGTTTGTCCCAATTAAGATTTTTAGCGGTTTCGCGGGCATGGCTCAGTGCGAGTTTATGAGTCTCGGGAGTTCGAGGTCGACCAACAATAAAAGCAGCGACAGAATCAACCAACTGTTTAGAAATCGGATGAAATGTGGCTGACTTCTCGCCAGGAATGGCGAGATAATTGCCGTGGGACACTATACGCAACTCGCGAACCCGTTCTCGCTTAAAGAACGGTGCGACAGTTTCTCGGGTTTTGAACCCAATGGTGTAGTCTGTAAGAGTCTGTTCTCGACGTTTCAATATGTCACTAAGGTCTTCTAGGATAGGGGCCAATCTAGGAGCGCTTTCGAACCGTACAGTTCGATCGCGAAGGACGAAGCGTACGACTTGAGAGTCGCCAATTCGTCGCTCGGTAGCCCAAGAGAGGCGAACACAGCGTGAAACGCCAGCGCATCGCACTTCTCCATCCCAGCCACCTTCTGCCAACCAGCTTGGAAGCAAGTGGTGGTAAGGAAGCGAATTCCCATTGACCTGCATTTGCACATAGGGCCTGGGATCACTCCCGTGGCCATCGCACAAAACATACTGTGCCTCACCCATGGCAATGTCACCAACAAGTCCGAAATCGTGGTGAACACTGATTGCAAACGGGGTGCCCAAATCAGTCCGAGCTCGACAGAGCGCGGTTGCAACCATTTGAGGGCTAAGGTAGTATATAGAATGTACGAAGAGTAAATGCGAATACAAGATGCAAGAGCATTCATCTTGCCCGTCGCTACTGCGGGACCCAGGGCAGTACTTGTTGCAGAAATCGCCTCGTCGACTAGATTGACGTACAACGTCCGAATCGTCGATAATAGGGCAACAACTGTGGATGTGCTGTCTCCGAAGATCACCGCGAGCAAGGGCTGAAGCATGTCGACTTGGGTTGCCACCAACGTCCAATATTCTCGCGCCCGGCTGAGCGCGTACAATGGATTCAATTGCGGCCGATTCACCTGCAGCTCGCTCGATAGACAGGAGTGGATGCGTGTGGTCAAACCGGTCGACAACGTCGGCGGAAAGGAAGTCGGAATAGTGCTGCTTGGCATATGCATTCTGGTTAACATTCAACTTGAAACGTAAAGGAAATTGATACATAAC